GGAGCAGGACCAGACTTTTTCTTTGCAAAGTGAGCTGCACGTTTTTGTTTAGTTGACTTTGCCATGTCTCCTGCATAATACTTTGCAGGCTGTGTTCCAGCACGATCATCAATATCTGGATCTTGCTTGACTTTCATTGCTTCACCTACAGGGACACAATTAGGAACCATCTTACCACCCTTCTTCTTCATACCTTGTTGTTCATAACCATCCCAGCATGGTCCTTGTGCCTCATTCTTCCTCTTCTTTTTTGATATTGCAATTGCAGCTTGTTGTTCTGGACTAATTGCTTCTCTAAATTCTTTGTAAGTTTTCATCAGTTATCTACCTTTGCTCCTGCTCTCCATTGAAAACAACTCCAATACCTTGCTTTGTATTTGGGGCCTGGATCTGCACAATTATGTCTTGCACGAAATGACTTTCTCCTTGCAGGGTCATCTCGTTTGATTTCCATATTTGGATCTCCGAATCCTAACTTGATAATATTACCCTTTTCATTCTTAACATAGACATAAAACTTCTTCTTACCATCATTGGATCTGGTAGGATTATTTAGAGTTACCTTTCGACCTTGGTACTCAGCTTCTCGTAATTGATGATCGTAACAATCATCACAACAAGGTTCTTCACTAAATTGTTTAAATGTTTTCATCACATCCACAAGGGTTATCGGGTGTACATTCACATGGATCACAAGTACAGTTTTCGCATTTACACTCTTCGTTATTACACATTTTTTCCTTTTATGAGTTTCTGAAGTTCTGCTGTCGATCCAACAAATAATGCATTGGTTACATTCTTAGGTCCAGATACTTCTGTGACTTTTTTCTTTGTTGTTTGTAGATTGACCAACTTCTCTGCATTATCAGCGTTGGTCTTCAATAACTGCCCTGCAACCTCATAGGCTCTAGGATGATCAGTCTCTTTTGCAACTTGAAGAATACCATCAAGTGCATCCTGACCTCTCTCAATTAGATGATAAAGATTTTCTCGACTGTACTTGAAGTCATCGTTATCTTCGTCTTCGGTTTGTGTTCTAGGGACCAAAGGGGTTGTGCTGGTGACTGCAACGGCCTTTTCTGTAATTCCCAATACTTCATCAAGTTTTTCCATTAGTCATGTGATACTAAAACATCCATTGAAGATATGAATATCTGCCCATACATTGTATTATGTTGTGAACATTGATAACCATAATCTCCTGTTGAAGATCCTTGGTGAGCTCCAAAGTGAGGAATTTTCCAGATTAACCATCCTCTTCCTCTACTTGCAGCTCCAAGTGAATAATATGCAACTCCAGTTGTCACTGTTCCATCTGTGTCTACATGGACAATATTATCTCCACCATTGGATGCTGTTAAATTTGTTCCATCTGCTCCAGATCCTCCACCAGTTACTAAGTGAAATGGATGAGAAGAATCGTTATATCCAAGATAAAAAACATAAGTATGATCTTCCCAAAGATATAAATTAGGATCAGTTTGATCATTTCCGTTTGAATTATAATTTTGAAAAGTATAGTTTCCACTGCCAGCAGCTGAGATAGTAAAAACATTTGCACCAAACATCAGAGGTAATGCAGTCGTAAATGCAGAACTTACTTCCATCACTTTGATCTGTTTGTTATCGTAACTATCAGACCCATCATACAATAGTGTTTGACCAGCTGCACTTGAACCAATTGTAGTGTCAGTCAATGCAGCTAAAGTAGATACTCCAGATCCTACTGTTATTGTCTTGGTTGCACCTGAACCAGTAGCAGTAACTCCAGCACCTACAAAGTTTAGTGTAGTGGCTGCAGTTGATAAAGAAGATCCTTCTTCCTGTACAGTAAGTGAACTACCTCCAACTGAATCTGCATACGCTTTTACTGCAGCTGAGGTTGGAATTGTTGTATCGTTATTGTTTGAACCAATACCTTCACTCTGAGTTACTACTGATGCAGCTGCAAAGTCAGCAACCTCTAGGTTTGTTATAGAGTTACCTGTACCATTTGCATCAATTGTTTTATTAGTAAATGTAGTTGTTGAACTTGCACTGACAGTAATATCAGTTGTGAGAGCCAGTGTTCCAGCAGTTGCAGGAAGTGTGACTGTAACATCTGCCGTGGCAGCAGGGCCGATCAAAGTTACTGCATTGGTTCCGTTATCTGTATCTTCTTTGAAAAGTATCGAACCAGCTGCACTTGAAGAACCAGTAAGTGTAGGTGCAGTCAGAGACTTATTTGTAAGTGTCTGAGTTCCTGTCAGAGTTGCGACTGTAGAATCAATATTCAAAGTGATTGTGTCAGTTGCACTTGCGACTGAAGCAATACCTGTTCCCCCTGCAATAGTGACTGTGTTTCCTTGAGTTACAGATTGTGCCGAACCTGAGTCACCAGTAATCGAAAATGCAGTCATACCAGTTACGTTTCCAGTACCAACAACTGAACCATTGAAGTATAAAGAACCTCCAATGTTGTATAGAGCATTTGCGGTAGAGCCTGGTGCAGATCCAGATGGTATTGTTATTTTACTGACAGCACCTGAAGTACGAACATTGATTGCTCCTGCACTTGAGATATTGAAATCTCCACTTGTTGCTACACTAGCAAACTTAGTTCCGTTTCCTACCAAAATATTGGCAGAAGTTGCAGTCTCTAAGTCCGTACCACTTCCGAATCTAGCATAGATCTCATCAGTGTTTGAATTTATTTTTGTTCCTGCAGCTCTTAGTGTATCACCATTACCATCATTTGCTGAAGAACCTAATCCTATTGATTGTTTTGCCATAGTTTACCTATTCGTCTTGGCCCGTTTCTGGGTTATATGTTTTTGCATCCGTAAAGAATGAAGTCGTTTCATTGAATCCAAAATCATCATCAAAGCTAGCAGTTGAAGGATCGGGAGTAACAGTATATCTTTGCTCTCTCTTGGGTGCATTTGCAGAAGAATCTGCAAACTGATCCACTTGAACCTTCGTAATTACCTGTCCAGATATTACAGGACCATACATATATGCTTTTGCAGTGAACGAGAGTGTGTAAATGATAGCTCTTCTCTCTGCAAAGTCACCTTCATAATTATCTTCGTATGAAATACCATTCAGAATAATCGGTACATCACGTTTACTGTTCATAGAAACAATATCGTTGATGGTAATCGTATATTCTGGTTGAAAGTAAGGAAGTATCTGCTCAACGATCTGTAATGCATCATCACTATTCTTAGCCATTGCATACATTTCAAAATCTATATTATATGGAACAGGCATATATTGTGTATCAACCTTGTTCCCAGATGTTCCGGCCTTCTTTACTTTTTGAATCTTGTTTAGTTTCCTAGTAGGATCATAAGACATAGCTCCAATCTCAAATCCAATTCTGGGAAGTGTGATCGCAACCGACTTGGAGATACTAGGATCTTCTCTGAGTCTTACTAAAAACTTCTGTTTGGGTCCGTATGCTAACGGAACCTTCATAGATTGTTGTATGTTCCCTGAACCATCTCTCCTGACAATATGAATATCATTGAAGAGTGTTCCAAATCCCACTACGCATTTTCGTAGTGTCTCATGGTAAAAAGTTTGACCAAGCATTATGTTACCTCACCAAAAGGGTTGCGTTCTGTAAAATCAAGTATCGAATCACCTTGCGTTTCAAAAAACTGTGAATCAGAAGAAGTGTCTATAGTATCTATGTTGTAATCTTCCTGCACTATAAATGCTCCGTCTTCTGTAATCAAATGATTAGTTCCAGATTCGGTAGCCGTTTCTAGAACAATTTGATAACCAAGTGCATCTGTAGACTCTGATGTTTCAATCGCATCAATGTCAGAGATGCCCGTATTCAATCCTTCACTACTGTACTCAAAGGTTCTACACCTCATCTTGAATACAGGTAAATTATATATCTGATAAAATGGATCATCATGATCCACAAAAGATATCTCAAAAAGTTTCTTAGCCTTAGGAAAATAGATCAGATCTCCCTCATTTGGCCTTGTTGTAACTATAAGGTTTTGATCAGTACTAATTAGCTGCTCAAACCTTCTTCTTGAAACTACCCATGTTGCTTCGTCCTGCATATCCAGACCGAAGCGGGTCATCATTTCTTTCTGACCCTCAAATCCTTCGATGTTATCAAGATACATCTCAACGATATATGCATCATTGAAACTAGAGAGTGTGTCCTCACCAAATAGAGTATCCTCCTTTACCAACTTTCTAGGAAGATAATAAACGTCATGACCAAAAGCTCTGAGTTGCTCAATGATAAGATTTTCGTACAACCTTTGTTCAGAAGTTGTTCCAGTATCGAAATAAACATTTGTTGGCATTTTATCCCATCATCATATCAGCAGGTAAACCAAATCCATTGAGCATTTGCTCTTCAAGTAATTTTATTTCCTCATCAGCCTGTTGATAAATTATTTCTCCATTCATCTGGACTCCACCTAACATCTGAACTCCATTGAACTTTATTAGGTTAGCACCCCATTGTTTTTTTATGAGTGCTGTTGCATACTTCTTCAAATACATATCATTGTATACATCCGTATATGTATTTGGATTTACTTTTCTATAACATTCAATGACAATATAATCATCATCTGCAACTTGATTCTCCCAATCCATATCTAGATAAAGTCTATCCAGATGAACATTGAATCTGATTGGAACTTCTCCCTCTGTCAAATGAGCTATCATATCTATATGCTCTTGCAATTGTTGATAGTGAGTCAAATCTACTGAAGTAAAATCCCACAAATCATTCAGTCTCATCTGATATTGAAAGTCAAACATATTACCAGTGTGACCTGCTGAAGATATATTGAATACCTGCAATACGGATATTATATTTTCGTTGAGAGCTAACCATCCTTTTTGTTCTAACCAAGATGAAGAAACTGAATTATCAACTGCATCTGTAATTGTATCTGTAGTATTCGTTACTGCTCTTGTCTTCTCAGCTGCAGTGATTTGGTGTTTGAGATATACTCTCTCAACTCCGTCCATGTGATATTCTGCAAAATATTGGAGAGCTTCATCAATTCTATCATCCACTTGGTCATCATCGACATTGATTTCAATGACAGGTTTTCCTAGTGACCTGAGACAGTATTCTTTTAGAGTTGCTTTTGAATTTGGTGCTGCCATAGTTTATCCTAATGCGATTGCGAATGCTGATGCCTGGGCACTGACATGAGTTTTGATTGCGTTCTCTGTGACTAATGCAGTTGCGGCTCCATCTGCAAGAGTTGTATCGTCTGAAATTTCATTCACTGTCTGCCCTGAATCAAACTGTAAATTACCAGACAATCCTAGATTTGTGACTCCACTCAATGCACCATTCATAGTCAAACTTGTTACTCCTGTGAGTGTTCCAGATATTGCAAGGTTTCCAGTTGAAGTAATACTTCCTGTCTTTATATCAGCCTGACCAGATACGTTTATATTTCCAGAGGTAACTCCTGTATCCGTAGTCGTTATAAAGTTGAAAAGGTCTTCACTCTCATCCCAGATCAAAGCAACATTTGTACTAGATCCTCTCTCTGTTACAAAACCAGAATCATAAGTGTTTGCAGCTCCAGATCCTATTGCGGTATTCAATGCAATAATTGGATCTTCGGTTGCGATCTTGACTGTCTCTGTGAAGTTCCCTTGGACTGTCAAATTACCTGAGATAGTTGTGTCACCTGTTACTGCAAGAGTCGATCCGTTGAAAGTCAGGTTTGCTTCTGCGGTCATTGCAGAAGTTCCATTACCTGTTAAGATTCTATCAGCTGCTACAGTTGCAAGTCCAGTTCCACCATGAATCACTCCAAGTGTGTCTCCATCAGCAGACCTATATTCTGCAAGACCTGTTACGTTCCCAGATCCATCAAATAGTCCTTTTAAGGGTATCTTATCAGCCATATCTAAATCGGTACAGAGGTTGTTCCAGATGGTGCAGTATCATTATCAAAGGTCACTACTTGGGTTTCTGTATGCTGATGAGCATTGAAAACCGCTCTCGATACAAACTGTCCTTGAAATAATGAGAACAACATCATTTGTTGGAATATATTATATGTAGTAAGTGTTCCATTAGCCTTCTTAAAGTTCATCTTGAACCCTGTCACTGATATACCACCTACTGTCCCATCTGCTTTAGTAAAATCTAAGGTAGCTGCAACGTCTTCACCACCAATTCTTTGAATAGAATTATTGTGATCCTTGGTGAACATTCGGAGATCTGCAAGATTAATTGCAATCTCTCCTTGTTGTATATCATTGGCTGCTGGAACATTCCCAGCAGTACCACTCCTATGATGTTGTATATTTAATTGGGCCACTAGAACGTACCTCCGTCAAGTGATGTTGCCCAAGAAATTGTATCTGAAGATGCAGTGTAAAATAGAACTCCATCATTAGACCCACCCCCATCGAGTGCAGTCAAAGTATCTGCTGCGTTTGCAACCAGTACTGAACCTTTTCCAAAAGTTGTCAATCCAGTTCCACCATTTGCGAATCCAA